ATTTGAAGAGTGGTTAAATAAATCAAGCAAGGGTAATAAGATTACGTATTACCGTGGTTATATTATGGCACCACAATTACAGAAGTTTTCTCCTACTACAGATGAGCGACGTGTTAATAGTTTGAAGCGACGCGTTCAGAGAGCTTATGATAATAATATCGTCACACTCGTTCAGAAAAGACATGGTGATCTTGACTATGAATATATGGCAGTGAGGAAATAATGTGGTTTTTACTATTACCTGTTAAGGTACTTATTTTTATTTTAGTTTGTAAATACATACTTGCATGGGCATTTGGTGTATGAGCGCATTTGATGATTGGATAATGGACCACTACGAAAAGATGTGGGAAGAACAGGAGGAAGATGATGGACCCTGCTAGTATAGCATTAGCATGTTTTGTAACACTTTGGATAATAGGAGTAATGTCATGAGTTTATTAGAAACGTTTACGTTTGGATTATGTTTAGGCGCATTGTGTGCCATATGTTTTCATATAGGATGGAAGATGGGTATACAAAATTATTTAAAACGTGCACGCGCACACGTTGAAAAGTATGGCAATAAGTTATGGTAGAAACACCGGAGGAAAAGAAATATATAGCCGAGCGTGATAAGTTAAGAAAAGAAGAACCACGCAAGTGGGATCACATTCAAAAGGAACGTGATAAAATACGTGCGAAGAAAATGTCCCAGGCCCTTTCTGATGCAGAGGCAATAAAAGAATTAGATTATACACCACCAACAGTGACGTTTGAACAACCACCTGAAGGCACAACAATTGGTGGGATGAAATCTTTTCATGTTGAAAAAGGTGAAGAAAAGAATACGTATGAGATTACAACAAAGCGTGAGATAACTTTTCAATACATGATTCGTGCCAAGAATGAAGAGGATGCAATGATACGTACACTAGGATTTGTTAGCAAGGATGGATCAGGTCAACGTGAGGATGTTAAACGTCCTATGTATTCAGGCAAACCTTTTATTCGTGAATGGGTAGATAAAATAAAGAAGGTTGGATGAGCGAAAATATAGAATTAAAATATGATATATATCAACCATTTGGACCTAGTATTTTAAAAAGTACAATCCCACAAGGATTTATTAATCTATTGAATGTTGAATCTGATCGTATATTGTATGATGATAAGTTGAGCAAGGAGCACGACTGGTCACACAATCTTGCAGGCAATGTTAAGAAAGAAGTTGCAATAGATCATAATAAGATTCCAAATTTTACACAATTTCTTATGACAATGGCAAAGCAGTATTATAAACATACCATTAAATCTGAACCAGCTGAGGGTAGTAAAGTTTCCTTTCGTGTGTGGGTAGTATCACAATTTAAAGGTGATTTTAATCCCATGCATATACATGATTCAAACCTATCCGGTGTTGCATTCCTGAAGATGCCTCCAGGGTTTGATGCAGAATACGCGAAAGAGGATCATCACAAGACAGCTGGATGTTTGGAGTTTCTTGGATCAACACCAAATCATTTTGCCAATCACAGTTATTTAGTTAAACCACAAGTTGGTGACTTTTATTTATTTCCTTCATGGCTTACACACCAGGTGTATCCATTTAGATCTGAAGGAGAAAGAAGATCACTTGCCTTTAATATACATTTTACAATGGATAGCCCAGTGAAAGGAGTTGATGTATGAAAGAATTAATGGATGCGGCAAAGAAAATGAATCAAATTCTTCACCAGTGTGAAGAAGAAGGTGATAATATGGATTCAACACTTAATAAAATTAGTAGAGTTAAGGTGCACGGCGTTGTATTTCCTACACTCATGCTGCTTGAGATTATAGATAAGTTTGTTGAAGGATACAAGGAACGTCAAAGTAAAGTTGAAATACCAGCTACTGAAGAAGAGCTACAACGTAAGTATGCCAAGGCATCTGCTAATTGGAACAGTAAACTCAATTGATGGAAAAGCGCGTAAAGATTGGCTACCAGGATGTGATCATAGAGCGTGAAACGTCCACGTTTCAAAAGCAAACGGATTGTTATGGTGAGTATGATCATCGGAAGAATACCATTACGATACAGAATGGATTACCACCACTTGATGAAGCGAATACATTGCTGCATGAGATATTACACGGTATTGCCTATATCAATTCACTCACGCAGGGTGGACAGCCACTGGATAGTGAAAACAAGGAGGAAGTGGTGATCAATACGATCACCAATGCCCTTGCCCAGGTGTTTCGTGATAACAAGTGGCTACTCCCCTATTTCAAGGATAAATTTAAATGACAACATATGAAATTAATTTGTGGCTTGATAAGAAGATTATTGAGAAGATCATCAAGCAATTTGAGAAGGATGAGGATGTGCTGGAGTATATTAAGAACAATTTTGATAACACACCAGACCCAGAATTTCCTGGACTAGATCCGGAGCGTGGATATATACGTCCTAAGGCTTCGAAGTATATTATTACATGGGCGAAGGTTCATACATATGTAAGGAAGAAAGCACCTGCAAGGATCGAGTTAACGGAAGATGAGAAGGAAATACAAAAGACTCTAGAAGCATCAATTACGAAGGAAGCAATTGATGAGTGGGGTCGAAATGAAATGTTAAGATTAGTAAGAAAAGAATATTGGAGCCATCCGGATGCAAAAGGACAAAAAGACTATAGATAAGCAAGGACTCACACCTCGTCAAATGGAGGTGTATAATATAATTAAGGATTATATTAAAGCGAATGGGTTTGCCCCGTCGTATGAGGAGATAAAACAGCTTCTTGGCGTGCGGTCCAAGGCCCATGTGCATGCATTTGTGCACCAATTAATCAACAGAGGATGGATAGGAAGAGGAAATGGCAGGAATCGGTCAATTTTTATTTTGTAATGTGTCACCTATAGTGGTATATTTGCTCAAAAGTTTTTTTTATTTATGTACCGGGGATCAAACTGGTGCCACAGTGACACATTTGGTGATTAGACTATATAATTCAATGACTTATGTTGTGGCACCTATGTGTCACTACTCTAGACAACGCAAGGCACTTTTTTGTTTTTTGGAAACTAAAATGAGTAAAAACTCAACTATACAGCGGGGTTTCGGATGGTAGATGAAAGATTGAGAGGTGGCACAAGTGGTGCCACAAATATGGCAAAAAAGTATCCAATCAGATCTGATGGATTGACTGACAAGCAACAGATATTTGTTAAGATATTTTCTGAGAATGAGGGTAGATTGACTCCAACAGAATGTGCAAGACAGGCTGGATATTCAGAGGCTTCTGCTAATGTGACTTCTTCACAATTATTGAATGGTAAACGATACCCAAAGGTTGTAGAAGCTATTATCAAACGCAGAGCTGAGATTGAAAAGACACACGAGGTTAAATTAAATAAACATGTACAAGAGTTGGCTAGGTTGCGTGAGAAATCATTGCAAGAAAAGTCTTATTCTGCTGCTGTTAATGCTGAGCGGTTGCGAGGGCAGGCTGCAGGATTGTACATCGATAGAAAAGAAATTCGAACGGGTTCAATTGACAGTATGTCTAGAGAGGACGTTTTAAAGCAATTAAAAGAGTTAGGATTAACAGGTGAATTTAAAAAAGAAGGAAATAAAACTATCATTCAGGTCGAAGAGAAATCCAGTAGCACAGGACCTAAAGACATCACGCCAGTGGAGTCAGAAGATAGTGAAGGACAAGAAAAAGTATGACCGCAAAACCAGAAACGACTTTCTGGAAGAGTGTAAAGACATTATTAGACGATGGTGATTATGTTGTTTCACGCCTTGAAAGCTATGTTACACCAGGATTCCCTGATTGTTTAATATTTCACAATGTTACAGGATTTTTCACGCTTGAATTAAAGATAGCACACCCTAATAATCGAATAACATTATCACCCTTTCAAATTGCCTGGAATATGAAGCATGCAATGCTAGGAGCGCAGTCTTATATCCTTGTCAGCCTACCTCAGAGAGGCGAGGTCAAATTGTTTCATGGTTGCAGAACCAAGGACCTAGGCCAAATGACCCTGGACCAAGTGCCCGGGGTATATGAAGGAAGGCTCGCGGACATGGACCTTGTCAAGCTCTTAAACTCCCAAACTCCCTCTTAACTGTTAATAACCTGTGGATAACTTTCCGGTCCACCGGGGCGCCCGGCGCGCAGCTCATCCTCCTGTCAAGTTCAAACTCCCAAACTCCCGGAGTTCTGCCATTTTCCGTGGAGCTCGCATCCTGCTTCAGGATCCCGGGCCCTGGCTGCACAGGCGAGTGCGTCAAGGTAAAAGTTATCCACAATTAATTTGAAATAGGTATATACTTCGTGATTCGGAAATGTTATAATAAGGGTAGAAATAGAATAGGAGTTACTATGGATAAAGATTTAATACATGTCTTGGAAAAGATTGCCAATGGCATTGAAGAAAGCAATGATATATTAAATAGAATTGCGTGTCATTATGATGGGGTTGTTCCCGTTATGACTCGTAATGCTAATCGTGTGGAGAAAGCACACATTGAGGTAGAAGAAGATAATCGAAGTCCTTTGGACAAGATGTATGGTCAGCTTTTTGGGGATAAAGAACCAGAAACAACGAATTAACCCATAGGTTTGGGGAGCTCAAACTCCCCAAACTCCCACTGAATATCCTGTGGATAACCTGTGGATAAGTTCGCCCGGGCCCGCAGCGGGCGCCGGGAAACTCCTGTGCATTCTCAAACTCTCAAACTCCCGGAAGTCTGCCATTTATTGGCCGGGTTCAGGACTGAGCTGGAACGCACCGGGCGCGCCGGGAGTTCCTTCGGTATAAAATGGTAGGTTTTCTGCCAAAAAATTTCGAAGCCCGGGTTGACGCCTTCACAGGACCTGTGTTATATAATTGAAGAGACTATAGAAAGAGAAGGAAAAGTGCCGTTTTTTATGATATTAATACCCCTGAAACTCCTGTTGATCATCCTGGTGATCCAGCACCTGCTGCAGTGATGCATGAGCTGGACCAGCTGCGCAAACTCCCAAACTCCCTGAAGACTGGGAATATCAGATTCGTGGTTCGCGGTGCTCTGACGCACCGGGCGCGCGCTGGAACTTCCCAGTTCAGGATGGAAAGTTATCCACAAGAAATGTGAATGGAGGGTTGAGATGAATTACATTTGATGATATAATGATGTCATGTGTAGCTGTAGCACATATAAAAAAAGACAGCGAGGCAAGATAAACGGAGTTATTCGGCTCTTGCCTCAAACTCCCCAAACTCCACACTTATCCACAAGTTATCCACAGGCCAGGTGTTTATTCCCGCGGGCGCCCGCCAGCTCAAACTCCTAAACTCCCCCAAACTCCTAAACTGCATTCAACCAGGATTGATGTCCAGCCCGGGCAGCAGGTGAAGGTGCTTCAGGACTTCCTGCATTTAGGCGTAAAAAAAGGGCGATATAATATCGCCCTTTATCGTGGTTTATAAGTGGACTACTACTTATTCCACTAAACCTAGTCTTTTAACTAGGTATCCAATATCACCTTGCATATGCTGTATTAATTCTAAACCCCCATTGTTTCTATTTTGACTTGCCCATTCAACTATTGAATTGCAAAGTACACCACAAATTAGTTTCCAATCAGCACTAGAGGTCATTGGAACTTTTACATCAGCCAACTTATCTAGGTTGCCTAATTCTTTCTCTAACTTTAAATGGTCAATCATCTCTTTTAATAGAGGTGATATGTCAGTACCATTAGAAGTTATCATTGGTAAATTATCAGTCATAGTAGTCCTTATATTAAAGTGTTATAGCATCTATCACTCATTAGACAGATGATAATAGTAAAGTAGTAAATCGCCACAATAGTGGCGATAAACACAGTAAATTCAAGTATGCTCTTAAACATCTTGACCATTAATTTTAGTAATAGTTAATGGATTAATATTTGCCCATCTTCTATGTTGAGGCAATAAGCCATTACCAACTCTAAATGCTAGAACATAATCGTTATGCTCTTTAACATTGGTTGGAACAGGATTGTTAGTGTGTCGCCACGCATAACCACCAAGAATACCTCTCTTAATTTTAGAGATAGTTCCAGCATTATTAGTCCATTCGCAAGAGAAGAAACCCATTCCAACTTTGCGTTTGAATTCAGCTTTTGTCATTTGTAGTCCTTTCTATTTCTAATTATCTTATACTATGAATAGATATAAATAGATATAGCTAGTTGCAATTAGTTGTGGATAACCTGTGGATAACTTCGCCCGGGATGTAGTGGTTCGCGTGCGTGTGTGCTACTAGATGTAGGGGTGCGACACTTTGTCGCGCGGCGATTTGTCGCAGGCGCCCG